TCAACAACGGTCGCGTCTACGTGCTTTCGGGTGCCTACCTGGTCGATGAGCCATCGTTCAAGGCTGACGACGGCACGGTAGAGCTGCAATTCGACGGCATCAAAGGGAGCTGGCAATGAGTGATTCCGTAAAGCTGCAAGCGCCTATTGAAGCGCATGGCGAGCCCCTGACCGAACTGAACCTGCGCCGCCCGACCGTGCAGGAAGTTCGGGCCATCAAGGCCTTGCCGTACAAGATCGACAAAAACGAAGAGGTCAGCCTCGACATGGACGTCGCCGCGAAATACATCGCGGTGTGCGCAGGCATCCCTCCGTCGTCGGTCAACCAGCTCGATCTGGCGGACCTCAACACGCTGAGCTGGCAGGTGGCCGGTTTTTTCATGAGCGCGGCATCAGCACAACCGAGCAGCTGATCGAGGTCGCGTATGACCTGGCGTGGTTCTGGAAAGTTGATCCGGAGTTATTGATGGCCCGGCCACTGGACGTGCTCCTTGAATCGCTGGAGCACGCCCAGCGCATTAACCAATCCCAGCAGGTGTAGTGATGGCGGACAAGTTCCAGCTCAAGGCGTTGATCACCGGCGTCGACAAGCTGTCGCCGACGCTAGCGGGGATCCGTAAGAACGTTGCGGGCTTCACCAAGCAGATGAACAACTCGGGCCTTGGCAAGATCGGGTTCAAGGAAGCTTTGCAGGGCGGCGCCCTGGCGGCCCCGTTTATTGCTGGCGCCCGGGCGGCCATCGAATTCGAAACCGCCATGGCGGACGTGAAGAAGGTGGTGGATTTCGACACCCCGCAGCAGTTCAAGCAGATGGGGCAGGATGTACTCGATCTGTCGGAGAACATGCCGATGGCGGCGAGCGGCATTGCCGCAATCGTCGCCGCCGGCGGCCAGGCCGGTTTTGCTCGCGGCGAGTTGAAACAGTTTGCCGAAGACGCCGTGAAGATGGGCGTTGCCTTTGATCAGACCGCCGAGCAGTCTGGCGACATGATGGCCAAGTGGCGCACCTCGTTCAAGCTGACCCAGCCCGAAGTGGTCAAGCTGGCGGACCAAATCAACTACCTGAGCAACGTGGGCCCGTCTTCGGCCGCGCAGATCTCCGACATCGTCACGCGCATCGGCCCACTTGGCGCAATCGCTGGCCTGGCTTCAGGCCAGATCGCTGCGATGGGCGCGACCCTGGCGGGCGTGGGCGTGCCGAGCGAGGTTGCTGCAACCGGCATGAAAAACTTCATGCTGGCCCTGACCAAGGGAAGTGCAGCAACGAAGCAGCAGGCCCAGGCCTTCAAATCTCTGCGACTCGACGTGACGAAGGTCGCCAAGAGCATGCAGAAGGATGCACAGGGCACTATTGAGGATGTGCTCGCCCGCATCGCGATGGTAGCGCCGGATAAGCAGGCCGGCCTCTTAACTGAGCTGTTTGGTTCGGAGTCGGTCACCGCGATCGCTCCGCTGCTGACGAACCTTGATCTTCTGAAGAAGAGCTTCAGGGATGTCGGTGAGGGGTCAGGCTACGCCGGGTCGATGCAGAAGGAATATGCGGCGCGGTCGGCCACCACGGCCAACGCGATGCAGCTGCTGCAAAACAAGGTGACACGGCTGGGTGTAGAGGTGGGTAGTGCACTGCTGCCACCGTTTAACGACTTCCTGACCATCATCGGGCCCCTGGTTTCCAAGCTTTCCACACTGGCCGCTCAGCATCCAGGCTTGATCAAAGGCATCGTCGCCGCGGCATTGGCCTACGGCGTGCTCCGCGTGGCGGTGGTGGCCACCACCATGGCGATGACCCTGTTCAACGCCGTGACCAAGAAGTCGATTGTCGGCCTGGTTATCCGGGGTATCGCGCTGGCGGCAGGCCTGCTCATTGCAAACTGGGCAACGGTTGCGCCGTTCTTCGAGAAGGTCTGGGCCAAGATCGAAGGCCCGGTGATGCAAGCCTGGGAGTTGTTCAAGAAGTTTGCCGAGTACACGCCGATCGCTCTGATCACGGCGAACTGGGAGCCGCTGACGAAGTTCTTCGGTGCGCTGTGGGATCTGCTGGTAGCTCTGTCCGTTCCCGCCATGGACTTCTTGAAGTTGATCTTCGACTGGAGCCCCCTGGGCTTGATCGTCAAGCACTGGGAACCCATCACGGCCTGGTTCCAATCGTTGTGGGCAAAGCTCAAGCCAATCATTGAGCCGATCATGAAATGGTTCGGCGGTGGGGATGGGGGCGACGGGATTATCCAGACCGCGACCAACAAGGTGAACGCTTTCACGGAGGCCCAGCAGAAACGCAATGCCGGCGCAGGCGGAGGCACTGGCGAGTTTCTCCAGTCCGATGCCGCGTTGGCCGCTCAGTCGCGGCGGGCGGCCAACAACGAAGCCTTTGGTATCGACAACAACCGGCTGCTGAGCCGTCCCGGGCAATTGCCGCCTTCTGGGAGCCTGCTGCAGCAAACCGCCGCTACCCAGGCGCAGAAGGTCAATGGCGAGATAAACGTAAACATCAAGGGCGCGCCGCCTGGCACGACCGTCGATCAGCCGCAGGCCAGCCAGACCGGTTTGAAAATAAAGCCCAACGTCGGTACGCGAACCGTTGGCGTCATGAGGACGCAGTAAATGGCAGAAAGAACGTGGCGTGATGAACTGCTGCCGGCCTCGTTCCGGGGGATCAGTTTCTTGATCCCCCAGGCCACGGTGCCGGTTGGCATGAAAGGCCAGTTGCACGAATTCCCTCAACGGGATGAGCCTTACTTCGAACAACTGGGCAAGCAGTCCCAGGTGCATCGGCTTACGGTGTGGATCATCGGCGACGATTGTTTCGAGCGGCGTGACAAGTTCCTCGAGGCAATTCAAACGCCAGGGGCGGGCGAGCTGGTTCACCCTTGGCTGGGTCGAATGCAGGTCAAGGCTGGCGAAGCCGAGTTGACCCACGACTACCAGCAGGGCGGCATGGTCAGCATGCTGGTCACGTTCTATCCGGACACGCCGCTCAAGTTCCCCGTGGCCAGGGTCAATACCCAGCAGCAGGTGGTGAAGGCTTCGGAGAGCATGTGGGAATCCGCGCTGGCGCGATACAAGGCCGCGATGGCCAAGGTTGACCAAGCACGCCTGGGTCTGGCCCGGCTGCGTAACAACTTGTCGGCGGTGTACACCGTAATACAGCGCCAGTTCGCACCGTTCGTGGCCGTCTTCACAAACCTGACCGGGCTGGCGCAGTCGATCATGAATGCTCCCGGCTCGCTGTCGGCACTGTTCTCCAGCTATTTCAGCGACTTCTCGGTTCAGGATTACCTGGGCAACGACTCCAGCTATCGCAACACCGTAGCCACCGCGAGCCAGCAGGCTGAAGCGGTGAGCAGCATTAATACCGTCAGCACGATCGGCGGTGTCGACTCGGCCGCGGCATCAAAAGCCACTGCCGATCTGGTACAGGACGCACTGCTCGTTCAGATTGCTCTGATCGTCAGCGAAATGCCGATCGCCTCGCAGCCTGTATCCACAGACACACCGCCATCTGCGGATCAACAGGCCGTGCAGCCCTTCGAAAGGCCTGAGGTGCCGGTAGCAGATGATGTGCTCGAGCTGCGCGACGGATTGAACGAGGCGATGCTTGAGGCATCACTGAAAGCTGATTCCGCTCATTACCTGGTGCTCAATGCTCTGCGGCAGACAATCGTCAAGCACCTAACGGCGGTCGCTGCTTCCGGCGTTCGCCTCGTGGAAATTACCCCGCCGGAAACCCTTTCTGCCCTGGTCCTGGCTTACCGGCGCTTCGGCGACGCTACGCGTGAGTCCGAGGTCGTAGAGCGAAACCGCATTCACCACCCAGGGTTTGTGCCCGCACGGCCGATCAAAATAGCCCAGAGGTAACCCGTGGACGAAGATGAAAACACCGTGACGCTCAGCGTCAACGGTTCGGATTACTCTGGCTGGAAATCGGTGGAAATTGCCCCAGGCCTTGAGGATCAGGCCCGGTCGTTCAATTTGAGCGTCACATGGAAGTGGCCAGGGCAGACCATAGGGAGGCCGATCAAAGAGGGGGACAAGTGCCAAATTCGAATCGGGGATGACCTGGTGCTTACTGGATGGGTGTTCGCCTCGCCGATCGATTACGACGACAAACAAATCACCATGTCCATCAGCGGGAGATCGCTGACCGCCGACCTGGTCGATTGCGCGGCAATCAACGAGCCGGGTCAGTGGAACAATCAGAGCGTCTTGTCGATCGTTTCTTCGCTTGCGGCCCCTTACGGGCTGAAAGTGCGCAGCGAGATTCCCGAGGGCGCCAAACTTTCGGACCACACCATCGAGCCAGGCGAAACGGTTTTCGAATCCATCGACCGACTGCTCACTCTGTTCAGGGTTTTCTCGACTGACGACGCCACCGGGATGGTGGTGCTGGCCAGGCCAGGAAGCGAGGGGCGGGCATTCGACGCGCTTGAGGTGGGCAAGAACATCAAGACCGGCAGCGCCGGGCTCGACTTCTCCGCGGTGTTTTCCGAGTACCGAGTGCTCGGGCAGAAGAGCGGCACCGATGACGAGTTCGGCGCCGCGGCAGCCGAGGTTTCGGCAACGGTCACTGACCCCCGTGTGGCTCGCCGGCGTGTGATGGTGATCCAGCAGTCGGGCCAGCTCACGAATGACCTGGCCCAGGCAAGGGCGCACTGGGAAAGCGTCACGCGCATGGGCAAGGCGCTGACTACCACCTATGAGGTTCAGGGGTGGAGGCAGACAAACGGCCAACTCTGGAAGCACAACATGCTGGTCCGGGTCATTGATCCAATTATCGGATACGACCGGTGGATGCTCATAGCCCGGGTGACCTACATCCTGGGAGAGGGCGGCACGGTCACAAAAATGGAAGTGGGCCCGCCCGACAGTTACGAGCCGGAACCGAACGACTCGCTGAAAAACCGCAAGCTGAAAAAGGGCGGCAAGGGCGACAACTTCGAATACCTCATCCCAGCAGACTACGAGCCAAAACAATGAGCCTGAAAAGCATGCTGGCCCGCGGCACCGTCGTGCTCGCAAACGCCGGGAAGAAGATGCAATCACTGCAAATTCGCCTGACGGCGGGTGAGCTGAAAGATGGTGTCGAGCATTTCGAACCCTACGGCTTCACCTGCAATCCGCTGCCGGGCGCCGAAGTGCTGACAGCTTTCCTGGGGGGTGATCGCTCCCACGCGGTTGTTCTGGTCGCTTCTGACCGCCGCTACCGCGTCAGCGAAATTAAGCCAGGCGAGGTGGTCATCTTCACTGACGAGGGGGACAAGGTCCACTTCAAGCGTGGGCAGATCATCGATATCGAAACCCAGACGCTGAACATCAAGGCCGGTACCTCAGTGAATTTTGACACCCCCTTGATCACTCTGACTGGACGGATCGTTTCCGAGGGCGACCAGGTGGCAGGTGGTGTCAGCCAAATCAACCACCCCCATAGCGGGGTGATGCCCGGTAACGGACAAAGTGGTCCAGCTGTGCCGGAGGCTGAATGATTATTTCAAACACGGTGGAGGCCGGGCTCACTCGCGCGGTGATGATCAGCCTTTTCACCTGGCGCCGCGCGGCGACGGATGACCCGGTCGATGACGAGGAGCGCTATGGCTGGTGGGGTGACAGTTACCCAGCGACCGCTGACGACAAGATCGGCTCCCGCCTGTGGCTTCTGCGCCGGGTAAAGCTCACCGAGCCAACTCAGCGCGATGCCGAGTTCTACGCCGACGAGGCGCTGCGCTGGTTGCTCACCGATGAACACGTGGTGGGTATCGAGATCAGCAGTGAAAAAGTCGGAATTAACCGGCTGAACCTGGTTGTGACTCTGACGATTCTTGGCGGCACGCGGCTTGAAATCAAACCCTCTTCTTCGTGGCAGGTGATCTATGCCGTTTGAAACGCCGTCTCTGCCGGTACTCATCAGCCGCACCCAAAGCGACCTAGCAAGTGATGTGCTGCGCCGATCTGATGCCCAGGTGCTGGCCAGGACCCTGAGCGGCACCGCGTACGGGCTGTACGGATACCTCGACTGGATCGTTGACCAGATCCTGCCCGACCGCGCTGACGAGGAAACTCTTGAGCGCATAACGATCCTTCGATTGAGCCAGCCACGCAATCCGGCACAGCCCGCTGAAGGCTCTGTCGGCTTCACTGCTGCAGCGCTTGCGGTGCTCGATGTCGACGTGGTGCTCCAGGCCGATGACGGCCGAACCTACAAGGTCACTGCTGGGTTAACGACTGCGGCAGGGGTAAACACCACCACGATTGCAGCTGTTGATGCGGGTGTTCTCGGTAATGCCGACGCAGGCCTGACGTTGAAGTTGATCCAGCCCGTGGAGGGTGTGGTGAACACCTTCACCGTTCTCGCACCAGGGCTCACCGGTGGAATTGCTCAAGAAAGTGTTGAATCGTTGCGCGCGCGCGTTGTTCGGTCCTACCGAGTGATCCCGCATGGCGGCTCAAAAGATGACTACGAGACCTGGGCGCTTGAGGTGCCCGGTGTCACGCGAGCATGGTGCCGAGGTAACTACCTCGGGCCAGGAACGGTCGGCCTGTTCGTGATGCGCGATGGTGACGCTGAGCCAGTGCCGAACCCCACGCAACTGGCTGAGGTGAAGGCCTATATCGAGCCGTTGCGGCCAGTTACTGCAGAGCTCTATGTGCTTGCTCCGGTTGAAGTGCCGGTGGTCTACCAGATCCACGCTGTACCCGACACGTCAGCAGTACGCGCCGCCATTCAGGCCCAGCTTGTTGACCTTCATGATCGGGAAGCGGGGCTCGGCGAAACGCTTCTGCTCACCCATATAGCCGAAGCTATCAGTGGTGCTGCCGGCGAAACTGATCATCAGCTCATCGCGCCCTCGGCCGACGTTGTGCCCGCTGCCAATCAGCTTCTCACATTCGGGGGTATTACATGGCTGTGATTAGAACGGCGGAAGAGTATCGACTGCAGCTTCAGGGATTGCTCCCGCCTGGCCCAGCATGGGATCCAGAACTTGTGCCAGAAGTCGCGCTGGTGCTGTCCGGCGTGGCTCTGGAGTTCTCCCGCGTGGATGCGCGAGCCGTGGCGCTGCTGAACGAAATGGACCCGGCAGGGGTGAGTGAGCTCGTTCCCGATTGGGAGTCGATCATGGGTCTCCCGGACAGCTGCCTTGGACCGAATCCAGCGTTTGAGGATCGACGCCTGGCTGTTCGCCGGAGATTGCTGGAGGTGGGCGGGCAGAGCCGCGGCTACTTCATAGAGATCGCGGTAAGCCAGGGATACCCAAACGCAAATATCACCGAGCACAGAGCGCCCCGTATGGGGCGTTCTCGTTTTGGCTCTGCTCATTTCGGGACCTGGAACGCCCAATTCATGTGGACGCTCAACACCGGAGGCCGGCAGCGGCAGGGCCGCCGTTTCGGGGTCAGCTACTGGGGCGAGCGTTTCGGTACCAACCCAGGCAACGCACTGGAATGCCTTATTCGGCGGCCAGCGCCGGCACACACTGTTGTGCACATTAATTACGACTGAGGGGTAAAACCGTGGATTTTCCGAAAAGTGTGCCCAGCGTTGGGTTGGTAGATGGCAAATTTATTGATGAGGACGCCCTCGCTGGTACACCGGGTTCGCTGATCCCGTCCGCGTGGGGTAATGCTGTAACCCTGGAAATTATTAAGGTTATCGAAGATTCTGGCCTCACACCCGACGAAGACGACAACACGCAGCTGAGCGCGGCCATTGATCTGAAGATTTCGGAGTCCTCTGTTGCTTTCGCAACTCAAGCCGAGGCCGAGGCAGGCGAGTCGTCTACCAAGGCAATGAGCCCGCTCCGGGTGTTCCAGGCAATTGCCAAGGTGATCACGCAGGCTACTGAGTCAGCGTTCGGCTGGCTCAAGATCGCAACCCAGGCGCAGGTCAATGCAGGCACGGATGATGCTGCAGCGGTGACATCCAAAAAACTGTCAGCAGCTCTGCAAAGTCAGTCGGCAACAGCATTCCCTACTGCTGGTCCAGCGGGTGCGTTGACGCTTACACCGACCCCGGCCATCTCTTCCTACTCCAATCAGCGGTTCAACGTGAAATTCAACCGTGCAAGTACCGGCGCGGACACCATCAATATTTCAGGGAAAGGTACAAAAGTTTTAAAACAATACGACGCGCTTGGTGCAAAGGTTGCGGCGGTATTCGCAATCGATCAAATCGCTGACATTCAAATTGACGGTCCGGATGCTGTATTAATTGACCCTCTTCCAACTACAAGCCTGGTGGGAATTCGTGGGGGCGCGCTTAATCTTCAGGTATCCGCCACAGGTACCGATTCGGTTATCACGATCAGCGCGGATGAGTTGCAGGTTGAAAATGCTGCCGGCCAGTACATCACATTACGCAACGTGTCCTGCACGGCGTCGTTTGCAGTGGCTGGTGCGGGCGGGTTGGCAGTTGGCGCAGCTAATAGCCAGGCTGCGGCGACCCTCTACTACATCCATGTGATCTGGGACGGTACAGCCCCGAAAGGATGGATTACCGCTGACGTTAACCCCGCAGCGGCGCTGCCAGGCGTCTTCACCCACAGAGCCAGGGTCTCTCGTACTTTCACTGACCCCACCGCTAGTAAGTTCCCGCTGAACTACACACAGCGCGGTGCGCATGGTCAGTACAGGGTGGGTGGTAACCTTGCCGGGCTGCCTAAATTAATTTCTGGTACTTCTGGCAACCCGGCGACCCCTACATGGACCGCCGTCCCGTTAGCGCCTTTCCTGGCCCCTACTGACGCCGTGGTGTATCTCGGCCTTTACAGTTCCGGGGCATCGGTCAAAACAATCGCGGCACCGAGCAATTCATATGGGGCCGCAGACTCTGCAACAAGTCTGCCGATGGCCAACATAAGTAACGGGTCAACCAACGCGAATTTAAACAATTCTCTGATGCGGCTAGTACCGGAAAGCGGCAACGTTTACTACGCGTCTAACGCAACAGTCAGCAGCCTAAGCGCCTTCGGGTGGGATGACAGCATATGAAAGAATTAATCGAGGCCCCGGAAGCCCTGGAAACCCTGGAAGGCGAGGAGGGATCCACCTCCCCGATGTCGGAAACCTTCTTGGGGTGGGCGGTTTGGTATTGGCTCAACCCCGACGGTTCGCAGTACGGGGTTAAGGCATGGGTAAACCTTACCTCCATGGAGCAATTGGTCGACGCCGCAGTGTTTCGCCCGGCGTCTGAGGGGCCGCCAAGCGAACCGGTATATCCGCCCCCCACTGCGGCCGATATTCTTGCCAGCCAAAGCGCCAAATTGGCGGGGCTGACCCGGGAGTGCAATCTGCAAAAGGACGCCCTGACTCGCCGCATCGCCACAATTCAAGACGCGATTGACGCCAAGGCCGACCCAGACGCCGAAGAATTTTGGGCTACTCCCGAGGAAGAGATCGAGCTGCCGGCTCGTAAAAACCAGCTGACGAAGTGGAAACAGCACGGGATATTGCTCGGGCGCGTTACCAGTCAGATCGGCTGGCCGACACAAGTTGCCTGGCCAACCAAACCAACTGGCGGGATGGATATAAGCTCTTCAGTCTCGGAGTCCGCCTGAAAATAGCGACGCTCGTTAATTATACAGATCAGCTATTACACGGAGAACGACATGCTTATCACCGAGCCACAGTTGCTGCATATCCTCCCGAACGCCGGCCGCCAAGCCGGCGTTTTTGTTCCTGCACTGAATACGGCCATGTCGAAATACGGCATCGTCAATCGACTGCGTATTGCCGCGTTCGTTGCCCAGATCGGTCACGAGTCTGGCCAACTGCGCTTTGTACGTGAGATATGGGGCCCGACCGCGCAGCAGGCCGGCTACGAATGGCGCGCCGACCTGGGCAACACGGTAAAGGGTGATGGTTACAAATACCGTGGCCGGGGCCTTATCCAAATCACCGGCCGGGCGAACCACGTGGCGTGCGGTGAAGCGCTGGGCCTGGACCTGGTCAATCAACCCGAGCTGCTGGAGCAGCCGCAGTACGCCGCGATGTCGGCGGCATGGTTCTGGTCAACCCGTGGATTGAACATGTTGGCGGATCAGGGTCAGCTCGTGAAGATCACTCGGCGCATCAATGGTGGTCTCACCGGCCAGGACGACCGCCAAGCGCTGTATGACAAGGCGCTTGAGGTGCTGGTATGAAGCATGGGCAGATCCTCGCCGTTTTCGCGCTGCGGATGTGCCGGGCTTATGTCAGGGCTGTGGCCCCCTGAGGACGGTAAGTTCCAGGAGAAGCCGCTGGTTTTCAGTGCGAAGGTGTTCGTTCTGGCTGGCGATCATTTTAA